AAGGTCACAGTGGTGACTCCGTAGTCGTTAGAAGTAAAGCTGTTAGCCGCCGTGATCACAGCCTGTGCTGCTTTAGAGATCCCCGTGATCGCCAAATTAGACGAAGGGAACAAAGAAGCATCAGGAGTTGCGTAAGGAGTGAATCCGTTCGAAACAATGAGACCAAAGCTCATTACACCGTCTGCGCCAGATGTCCAGTTATAAGCCGAACCGTTAGCGAGATCGTTGTACCACTCGGACATCAAAACTTGAGGTTCAGCTGGATAGCTTCCGCCCGAGTTGTAAGTCTGAGTGTAGTTGGTCATTTTAAAATAGCTAGGGATAAATCCCAGGACTAAGTTTTGGGCAACGCCTCCATCTGCAACGGAGAAGGTGCCTTTTCTGATAACTGCCATAGTGTCTCCTTATGCCGAAGCCAATGTTGAAGTCATTCTGGTAATCCAGTTGTCATTGAGGATACGAGTAGCGAATGGGTATTTATACCCAACCGTTCCGCGCTGATTCAATGGGTCTGCAGTACCGGAAGCCCCGAGAGGTTTCACGATAAATTCAGCCTCTTTGGCTCCAAGACGAACAACGCCGTATGCTTCTTGTCCAAGGACAAAAGAGCTATAGACGTTAGGCGACGCGCCGTTGCTGTAACCGTTGGTGTTCAACAGCCAGCGAACGTTACGTGTTGCGCCCCACTCTGCTTCCAGAGCGTTCATTGGATTTGGATAGTTAGCAGCTTGGATAAAGCTGGAAACTGCTTCCAAATCAGACTGCATGTCAACCGACATGAAGCCCCAGTAGGAGCTACGTACGGGACTTGTGCCGAATTTGTTCTCACCAGGGAGAGGATTCGTCATCAATCGCGCATTGCCCTGTCTCAAAGCAACAATCGCAGTTTGGATATCTGCGTCTGTAATCTCAGTCGGCGATTGGCCGTTTAGTCCATGCGAACACGCAATGGTGCTGGCCGTCGACACCATCATATCGCGGATAAGCGTATCCAAGGTCAAGCCGAGTTGGAGCGAAAGAACTTTCGTTGCTTCGTTTAAAACTCGATCCTGCACGACATATTGTACCTGATCCGTTCGAAAAAGGTCTGTTACTTTTATGACCACGTCGCAGTGGCGGAGGGTCTTGTTATTCCCCTCTCCCATGATTTCTCATAGGGCCCGACTATCGCATCACCTTTCGGTGTTTTCTCACTTAGTCTGTCACGGTTGAATATAAATTCCGATTATAATCATTCCGCCTTGTTGTCCGTCCGCTTAAGCGGCGAGGAGATCCAAGTCAATTAGAGAAAATTTATTTACTGCACCACAACGGTTTTTAATGGTGCAAAACGATCCATACCATTGGATCTGTGCTTTAAAGTCGGTAACCGACAGTTGATCGCCTGGGGGCGTTTGCCCATCGGTGAGTGGAACGGTCGCGGCAGTTCGCCCTGTTACTTTTTTGACCGCGTTCCGGCGGCGGGGAAGCTCTTCGGCATTCCCTCTCATTGTTACCAATGAGATCAGACTATCGCATCTCTCTATGTAGAGAGTCCCTGAATTTAGTCGTTCACGGCGAGATTTACATTTAGTCGCTGACGTGTTAATGTCAGTGAAAAAAGTGGAGATTTTATGAAATGGAATAACACAGAACTTGCATATCTTGCTGGCATTATAGATGGAGAAGGCTGCTTCTACATCGGGAAGCCAGGGGGACATTACACTCTTAGACTTTTTGTAATGTCTACTTCTAAATGCCTGATTGATTACCTCTATAAAACTTATGGAGGCTTTCAATATTCTAGAAAGAAAGAAAATTCTTCCTGGAAAATTAGGCATGAGTGGTTTGTTGATACGCTCATTCTTGAAGATTTGTTGCCACTTCTTAGAGAATATCTTATTATCAAAAAAGAACATCTTGAGGTTGCTATAGAATTCAGGAAAACTTATCCCAAATTTGGCAAGCGTCCAAGAGTCTCTAATGAAATAATTTCTATTCGTGATAACTGTCATCTTCGTATGAAATTCCTTAATAAAAAAGGTCCTTAAATCCCTTCCGCCTTGTTGTCCGTCCACCTAAGCGGCGAGGAGTTCCAAGTCAATTATCGAGGATTTATCCACGCCAACTACATCTAGCGTGCCGTATCGTCTGAAAACCATTTGGTCCCCAGAATTCAAAGGGATCTGCCGTTTTTGCGCGAACAAATCGTAGATAAAATACGGACGCGCGAGCGCCAGTAGCAATCTATCGAAGTAAGTTCTCACTTCTGGCGGCAGTTGTGTTAAACCTGTAATTGCCATTTTATTTCTCTGTTATTAGATCGCTTCTAAATGTTTCGAGGCGAACTTCATGAAATCGGCATCACTCATCGTCTCGAAGTAGTCCGCTTGACTTAAAGCGCTTTGGCCGCCCGCTTGAGCCAGAGTTCCTGGCTTGCGTGCATTGGCGACTATTCTTTGAGCATCGTTGCTCTTTTGAGGTTGTGGTGCTGGTGCTTTCAGTTGCGCCTCTAATTCCTGGATTCGCTGAGCTTGGGCGTTTCTTTCCGCGTACATTTTCGTGTACTGATATGCAAAGAGAGCCTTGTTCTCCGCGCCTCTAAGACCTTGAATAAAAGCTGGATCTGTTTCTGCTAGTTGTTTTCCGTGTTTTGCTAATACTTCCGCATAGTCGGGATACTTGTTAGCGACCTGCAATTCCTCGATCTTCTCGTTGTAAGCGCTCTCCCTTTCGTTCCAAGCCTTTCGAAGCTCTCCAACATTCGGGATATCGTTATCCTCCATGCCTTCAAACATCTTCTTAGGTTGGGCCTCAGGTTGACGCTGCATCTGATTAACTCGAAGCATGTCAAGTTGGAGCTGATGCTCCCGCTTTTCTAGTTCCCTTTCTGCTTTTAGCCGCTCAACGCTTTCGGATAGAGCCCTGAAATTTAGAGCCTGCGCATCTTCCTGTTGCACTGGAGCCGCGACTGGTTCTGGCGCTGTTTGTGCAGCAACAGCCTCATTCGCTGCGATTGCCTCAGGAGGAAGCACAGGATATTCGTACTCATTTCTCGCGTAAGAGTTAATTGGTTGTGGCTCCACGGCGGCTGGAGTCTCTATTTCGCCCGCGTAATTCTTAATGTCGATTGTCATTGCATTCCCTGCGTGATCTAATCTTAGGACAGAAGCACTCCCATGCTTTGCCCGACCTCCATGATCCGAACGGACTGATCACTGCGCTCTTGTGAGAGAAGTGATTCGTCGAGCGGTACGTCAGGAGGGATGGATAATTCTGGTACAAAATCAAACTTGCCGTTCGCATGGTCGACATACCACACCAGCAGACCGATGATCTTTGGTGGTTTCTGTCGATAGAAGCGGAACGATTGTCTAAATGCACCTGGATTTGCTTTGTCTTGCTTTGCAGCGAAGACCACATAAAAGGGCTCCCTATCGCTTTTGAGGCCATTTGCGAACTCTTCGGCTTTCGCCCAGACGTCGCGTCCCCAAGCTTCCCGGCTTTCTCCCATCTCTTGTGTCATTTAATACTCCGAGGGTGATTCCCAGTCGTAGTGCTTCATTTGACCGGAGATTTTTTTAGAATCGGATTTGCATCCTTTCTCCCCAGCCTGTCCGTAGGCAATGTCCATCGCCTCTTTCTTCATGTCGTCTACGCCCATGCCGGACATTTGATGCCCGTGTTTTGGGACGCTTGGACGATCCATTTCGTGCTCGTAGCTACCTTTTTTCATTTACTTGCCCTTGTGCATTTTCTTTAGGGTTTCTGCCAACACAGCGCGTTTGCGAAGTGCCGGGTTCTTTGAGTGCTCAGCCTTTTTAATCTTGGCCTCCGGGATTTTCTCCCCTTCTTTCACACCCAACTCTTTATGGAGCGCGCCTTTATGCTTAATCGCCCCTTGAATCCATTTTTCTTTAGCCATTTTTCCTCGGTTGATGCTGGTTTCGCGTTTCTTTGGCTCTGGTATTGTAATCGCCTGAATCAGCCGAAGGAGGTTCTGCGGAATAGCCATAAGGCCGTTCTTCTGCTTGCACCCGGGAGTCCAATTCGCGCGAGTAAGAATCTTGAGGAACTGGATGGCGGTAATCGTTGTCTTTGCTCATAAAAGCCTTTGTTTCTGTTAACAATTCTAAATAAAAGTTTACAGCATGCGTAAAAATTTACAAGTTTATTTAAGCTTCGGAAGGCTTAGCAGTTGGCGTAGCTCCAGTTTCTTTCCCTTCCAATTCTTTTATAAAAGCAAGTTTACTTCTAAGATTCTCAATGTCAATGGACTCTAATTCCTTAATGGCCTTGATCAGATTAAGGGCTCCCGCAGTACGTTCTTCTTCGGCTCTAGTCATCCGCTCGGCGCTCAACGCTGCATCCAAGCCCACCTTGTTGAGCCGTTCCGCCGCCAGTGCTCGATCCGAATCCGCTTTCGCCTCGACCGCGTTTGTGACCGTCGCTTGGTTCTGCATCTGGAGTTGCATTGCTTGCTGTTGCTGTTGCTGCGCTTGTTCTGCTTGAGCAGCCAATAACTGTTCGAGCTCTTTCTTGCCATGCAGATTGGAATTCTTAATGATCAGGGAATCGGGGATCGTCACGCCAATTGATTTAAGCCCCATTAACTGCACAAACTGATTCTGTTTCTGGGTATCAGTCAAGATGCCTTCCTCAACCGATACGTCATAACGACCAAAGGCTTTGGAATAGAACTCGGGCGTCGGCTCTTTCTTCGTGATTAAGCGGATCTTCTCTGGAGTATAGTTCTCTTGTACCAACGCCAGGACTTTCTTGC